CAAACGGTGGCTTCTATGACGTTCCTGTTAAATTTAATGTAACAAATAAAAACGAACTATATATGCAGATCAAGCAGTGTAACTCTGCTCACAACAATTATCAGAGTTATTCGAACATCACTCAGATACAGCTAGATGCATGGATCATTGCGGAAAATATGTAAATAAAGAGGTAATAAAATGAAATTATACGACACATCATTGAAATATATGGACACTCTTAATGCAGTAGGGGGCACTATTGTAGCAGTGTTAACCACTGCATTAGGCACACATTGGTTTTTATTCGTAGGCTTTTTAACATTAAATATCATTGATTATATTACAGGAGTTAGAAAATCAAGACTGACAGGCAAAGACAACAGTGCAAAGGGAGTTAAGGGTGTCTGGAAGAAACTAGGCTACTGGTTAATGGTTTTAGTTGCATTCTTGGCTTCTGCTATCTTCATTGAAATTGGAAAGACTATAGGCATTGACTTGGCGGTTACTGCCTATATTGGGTGGTTTACTTTGGCATCTCTCATTATCAATGAGTTACGCAGTATTCTTGAAAATTTCGTTGAAGCAGGGGATAACGTACCATCCGTACTTACAAAAGGTTTAGAAGTGGCTGAAAATGCCATTAAAAAAGGAGAAGAATAATGGGCAACGATGAATTTTTAAAGATTGCAATTGAGGAAGTAAGAAGATATACAGATGAACACCTAGAAGATCCACAGGATTTCGATATCTATGTGGTGTGGGTATGTAAGACACTTCAGAATAACAAGGCACTGTTATCAACTACACTGTTAGACGGAATGTATTTCGAGTGTACATACAATGGAGATAAAGAAGAAATGTATCTTGATGCCTACCAGAAATTAGAAAACAGATGTATTAAAGTGGAGGGATAAACATGGCAAGTTATTTCAATCTTGTATTAGATACACTCGCTCCCCAGGGACTGACTGTCAAACTAAACAATGGATCACAATACACTACATCTAAGAATGTTACTTTAAATATCTCAGTATCTGATACATCCACATCAGGATATCAGATGAAGGTTTGGGGTATTGATGGAGCATCATCTGAAGATAGTGCTTCATGGGAGACTTTTGCATCAACAAAAAGTATTGCACTTCCAACAGGTGACGGACTCAAGACTGTATACGTAAAAGTACGTGATGATGTCTGCAATGAGACTGCTGCTGCATCTGCTACCATCACATTAGATACTTCAGTACCAGCCGTTACTATCATTGGTCCAGACGTCTCAAGAATCTCTAAGACAGCACCTAAAAACGTGGCTACATTCAGTTTCACTTCTGACGTAGCTTTCACAGAATATAAGATTAAGGTTGTGCCATCTAAATCATCATTACATGATGCTGGTACATTAATCGGAACTGCCAACGGCTCTACAAATATGAATGCAACAGGTACATTTAAGGCTAGCGCGGCTATTTCTTGCAAGATTTACGGTAAAGACCTTGAAACAGCTTCAAGCGGAGATGGTGAGAAGATCATTAAAGTATTCGTGAAGAATACTCATGGAACTTGGTCAGTAGCATAAGGTTATGACACAAGAATATACTGTAACGGCAGAAGCCACAATGCCTAATATTCATATTTCGGGCAGTGGGCACAATCGTGAGAATGTGACATGGAATATTCCTGTTTTGCCTTCTAATGCGATTGTTATTTCTGCTAAATTCACTGGCGTATTTAACTGCTATTACACATATGCTAATGCGGTCAGATTTACTGTAAACGGTGGAAATACATACAAAAAAACAACTAATATAACAGTTGATTTTGGTACATCATTAACCAATTCAATCGTATGTGATGCTTGGGGTTCTTCCTTTGCCGCAGTAGGAGATGTATGGCTTACAAATGGGCTTTTCACTATCACGTATAGAATTGCTGAGGCTCCTATTGTGACGATTGATAGCATTGATAAGTATCGAATATCTAGAGTGCTCGGAATAAATGAGTGCATCTGCAGATTCCACTGTAATGTTGATGTGACAGAATGGGAAGCTCGTGCGACTCGTGAAGGCGAAGCATCAGGGAGAGGAATAGGCTTGCTTGTGGAAAGTGGCACTGATCTAAAAACAGGCAGCACAGGGCTAGTAAGTGTCCTGGATTCGGAATTATCAAATGGTGATGGGGACTATCTCATAAGGATCTATGCAAAGTCTAGTGATGGAGTGTGGTCAGGATGAGTAGAGGATGGTTCACCCTTTATCTTTATTCAGGGCCAGATGAAGCACAATCCACTGAAGTAGATATAGAAGTCTCTCATACCGTTGATGTGGATATTAGCAAGTATACACATGCTAATGCTTCAATAGATGCTGATTATGGGAATATCAATATAGCTGCACAAACTGCATTAGATGCTGAAATTGAAGTAAGCAACATAATGCATATAGATATTGGAAAGGTTTCGCCTTTTGAAGGAGATGAATAAATGAATTGCAATAAGCGTGATATAGATGTGATTGAAGGAACTACACATCTTATCAGATTTTCGTGCTCGTCTGATGGCGAGCCTTTTAATTTCAATGAATATAAGGCGCTTCTTGTTATTATCGATGGTGATGAGATAAGAAGAAAAGAAACAACCATAAAGGATAATGTCATCACTGCACGAATAGATCCTACAGATACACTAGGCAGAAGTAGAAACGAGCTTTCTTATGAATGCAGAGCTTTCTCCAGCGCAGGAGATGTGTTCCATATCTCTTTAGGAGATATCAATGTCATCAAGGCAAAGGCGCCTATTATAAGATATGAGGAGGATTAGTGATGAAGATATTTATTTCTCAGCCTATGAAAGATCTGTCTGAAGAAGAAATCAGACATAATAGAATGAAAGCAGTCAAAAAAATTAAAAGTCTCTATGGTGATGATGCTGAAATTATTGATAGTTATATTGATGGTGGAGGCGCTCCTTTGTGGTGTCTTGGTAAATCTATTGAATTATTATCAACTGCAGATATTGCTTACTTTTTAAAAGGATGGAACAAAGCAAGAGGGTGCAGAATCGAATATATGTGTGCGTCAAATTATGGTATTGGTGCATACTTTGAGGAGGAATAATTATGGGAAAAACTGCAAATACTATTTTAGATGTCGCTAGAGGATGGTTAGGTTGTAAAGAGTCAAATGGAACACACAAAAAAATCATTGACGTATACAATGCACACAAGCCACTAGCACGTGGATATAAAGTTAAGTATACAGATTCTTGGTGTGCTACTTTCGTGTCAGCATGTGCAATTAAGGTGGGCTACACAGATATCATTCCACTTGAATGTTCTTGCAATCAGATGATTAATGGATTTAAGAAAATCGGTAGATGGTGTGAAGATGATGCACATGTACCATCTCCAGGAGATGTAATCTTCTATGACTGGCAAGACAAAGGCGTCGGAGATAATAAAGGTTCATCAGATCACGTCGGCATTGTCGAAAAAGTAGAAGGTAATACTATTACTGTTATCGAAGGCAATAAGAGCGATGCAGTAGGAAGAAGAAAACTACAGGTTAACGGCAGATACATCAGAGGGTATGGCTTACCTAAATATGATGCAAATGCGACTAATACTTCAACTGCACCATCTAAGCCACAGACAAATACATCCAACGCTTTAGGTACTTATATGATTACTGCTAGCGACTTAAAGGTCCGTACAGGACCAGGAATGAAATACAGAGTCAAGACACATAACGAATTAACTAAGGATGCTAAAGCCCACGATTATGATAAAGACGGATGTATTAATTACGGAACTCGTGTTACGGTTTCTAAATTCGATGGCGATTGGGCAAAGATTCCAAGTGGATGGGTTGCTAAAAGATACTTAAAAAAAGTCTAATTCTATTTTTATTATGAGTTTATTCTTAAAGATATCGACTAAACTCGACTTAATTTTTATTAGATCTCAACTACACGAAAATTTAAAGCATAAGAAAAGACCAGGGCTTAATTGCTCTGGTCCTTTTTTGCTTTTAAATTGATATCATTCATAATTAACCTCTTCTTCTCTTTAGAACAATATAAAGAATTAAAATTACTGCAATAAGTCCTCCACCTTGCATAACTTTTGAATGTAGGATAAAATAATCAGTGTGGAAAAAAGGGAATCATTTTCCTTTCCACTTAAGATAGATTTCTTGGATTCCTACAATGATGGCAATCAAATAGGCTAGGGCTTCCAAGAAATTTTTCACATTATTTATACCCACATTCTATCACCTCCTCGTGTTCTTATATTATACTAAATAAAAACGAATGATTTAAATAGGTAACAAAAAGGCAACAATCTCTATTATTTCCTGTATTTAAGCCATTTTAAAATCCCTGTAGGATACTAAGGAATGTCGAAAAGTGGCTATTTAAGCCACTTTTTTATGCGTGTTTAAACTGATTTAGTTAAGAAAGGTAACAAATAGGTAACGAAGGATTAATAAAAAAGAGCTATCTTTCGATAGCTCCGCAGACAGGCTCACTTAGAGTACGACTGTCGCTAGTTTCATAATAAAATACTTGAGCGAGTCTTTTTATTACGCTCTCTATTATAGAATCAGAATTAAATTATATCAAGAACAAGTCTAAGTGAATGATCACTAGATTTTTATTTTGTTTATTTCAGTCCATAGCCTGTTCTTAGATTCGTTAGTGTACACGTCAAACGTAATATCATTCATTCTGTGGCCTAAAACCTTCTTTCGGATATAAACATTAAGGTTATTCATTTGGCATAGCGTAGCGAATGTTTTACGCGTATCATGCATTGTGTGATGTGTATTCAATAGCTTGTTTACTTTAATCAATACAGTTCTAGTAGTAAAATTAGCATAAGTTACATCTACCAGTCTCTTTTCAGGCTTTAACAGTTCATCGATAACATATTGTTTAATATCATCATGAATAGGCACAATTCGGTTCTTACCAGCCTTAGTCTTAGAACCGGTAATCATATAGCTTATAAGTCTTTCTGTGCCGTCATCGTCGCATTTTTCATCAATACGAATATTATCTCTATTGATATTCAGCAGTTCATTAATTCTTACACCAGTATAGATAAATATCAGCATTATATGCGCTTCTGGAGTATCAGCTTTCTTTAATGCTAGTATTTCATTAATAGTATAAGGTCTATGCATATCAGACTCTTCATACTTAGCAATTCTTATATAAGAAGTATAATCATCATTACGTTCAATATACTGATTAACAACAGCATATCTAAATACCTTTGTGCATATCGTCTTCATATGTACCTGTGTACTGTGGTTAGATCCATCTTCATCAAATACATCCTGAATCATTCTCAGAGTTATCTGATCTATCTTTAAATAATGCAGCTTCTTCAGATGTTTAATTGCACCATGCATACTATTCTGTGTTTGAGGTGACAACAAAGAAAATTCATCCTTATCAAGAATATAATATATATCCAAGAACGTAGGCACCTTCTTACTCATCTTATCCTGAACCTTCTGGTAAACCTCAGGATCAATCTCCATTGCTTCCTTCTTGCTTATCGTATTATTCACAGTAAGAGAATACAAAGACAATGCATTAAGTGCTTCTTGATACGTTTCAAACGTTCCAATTACTAATCTTTTCTTTTCTCCATTTGTCAGATTTCTTTCATCCAATGTAACTTTTGCGCAAAACGGCTTTCTTCTTCTGCCGCTAAGCTTTACTACCGTCCCTGATCCATTAGGACGTCTTTTATACTTTACCATAATCATATTCCTTTCTTGATTGCCTCAAGCGTACTAACTATGGTATAATTAAGTACGCAAAAGGACTATTTACTCGATACAAACTTTTGCTCGACCAATACTGTTCCCGCAGTGTTGGTCTTTTTTAGTAGTTTTTTACCAAAAATTTTAAAGTCAGCTTGAACTGATAGTCTTCTTCACTTACCAATCCATTATTATGCAATATCTTGCAAGGACCACTGTGTATGATAAGAGTTGGATTATATATCTTATTAGTCTTTGACCATTCTCTTATTCTTTTGCTGTATCTTTGAGGCACATAACTTAATTTACATAACTTAGCAAATATATACATAGCATTAGGATCATGCTCATTCTTATTATCTGTAAGAATATTAAAGTCACATGTTCTATATACATCATATTTAAAAAGTACCTTGCGGTCACCAAAGTTATCAGCAAAGTAATCCATTGAAATTGGTGCTACTTTCTGCATATATCTCTTTATTTCATCTTGAGAATATGCAGCAGAAGTTAACTCCATTTCATAATAAGTAGTATTGTCTTTAGTTGGTTGTTGTGGTTCTTTAAATAGTTCACTGAAAAATCCCATGTTGTTATCCTCCTTCCGCCCATTTATAAAATGGGCTTTTTTTACTTTTCATCCATCTTTTTTTGGATTTTTTGTGTGAAATCATTAATGTCAGCTTCATACATAGATATTAGTTTTACTAAATCAATTGATGAAATATTGTTTCTGCCATTCTCGATTTCAGATATCCATGATTTTGTTTTACAAAAACGATTAGCAACATCTTCCATTGTATAAGAAGTATTTTTTCTAAGCTGTCTCAATAGCGTACCTTGATATTTTAATAGCTCAGATGTGTGCTCATCTTCTATTTTTTTCTTCTTCATCAAATACACCTCCTGTATATAATATAACAAAAAGAACATAAATAATGTATAAAAATACATTAATTCTGTAAAAAAGTTCTTAAAGTACATTGACAATGTATTTTGTCAATAGTACACTATAAATGTACAAGGAGATGAATACAAATGAACGAACAAATTAGATTAACCCCCAAAGCAATCCGTATCAATATGGGGTACTCACAATCTCAAATGGCATCAGAAATTAATAAGTACGTGCCAATGGATGAGCGAAAGTACAAAGAAAGAGAAAACAAAATTTCTAAATGGACTGGTCTAGAGATCATCGCTTTCGCAAAAGTCGCAAATATATCAGATATCAGGATCATTAAATTAGATTAATTTTTTTAATCTATTTGTACATTATAAATGTATTTTACATCATGCCCACATAAAGCCATATCACTAACCATTTTTTCAAACTATCCCATAGAATAAAAGTAAAAGTTTTGTATCGAGTATCTTTTCATTAGATTAAATGACTATCAATAAGTGGTATGGCTCTATGTGGGTGTGATAACAAGGAGGTGATTGAGAATGCGAACAGCAAATAAAAATGAATACTCAATGAGTATTCAGGAAGTAATGGATATGACGGGAATGTCCAGGAACTTTATTCTTAACGCAGTAGAACAAGGTAAATGGCCCGGTACTGTTATTACAGTAAAGGGCCGTAGAACTGTTCATATTCCAAGAGCAGCCTTTATGCATTATCTCGGCATATCTGAAGATAACAATTAAATATTAAACAAATTTATAGGCATCTAAGGCCGGAGGATTGATATTTTTTCTAAGACATTAGTTATTTTCATTAATTTTCACTTTCGATATAGAACCTTCGTAGGATGATGCATGTAGCTTTTACTGGTCCTCCGGCGCTAGATGCCTATGAATAATTAGAATCTAAGGAAAGGAGAATTAAACATGCTTAAGGAGAAGAAGACTTATGAACTATTTTTCTGTGATCCTGATGGTGCACGTAGAAAGATAGATACTATTCCTGATTATTGTAAAGCCGTTGTTACTGCAAGAGGATATTCTACCAGTTTCAAGAGTGATGTGATCATTCATGAAGTATCAGGAAACAAGATGACAGGTAGAATGATGCTCTACTCATATGCTTCTGGGCAATGGTGGAGACCTCTAAATAGCTAAAAAAAATGGAATGCTTTGCGATAGCATTCCGGTGTCTTAGAACATGATTCTGAATGAGCCTCTTTTCGAGGCAACTTCATTATAACAGATATTGAAGAAAAAAGGAGCGATTTTGAATGAAAAAAATAAATAAGAATAGGGCAGTATGCCTTTTATCAGATGTATGCATATTAGTTATTCTAATTTCCATGGTTTTGACTGGGAACAACTGGAACTCAACAGAAGTGAAAGTCTTCTGCTGCAGTTCATTGTTCATGAATATGATGTTCGTACAGTATTTTCTTATCATGGGAGGCAGATAACATGGATCTAGAGTTACAGAAAGAGATGTTTGCTGATCATATCGCAACTCTCAAGGATTATGGTGATATCAAGGTTCTTGACTTCCAGAAGCCTGAAAGCAATTACTATAGAATCAGATTCATATTTGAGGAAGATCATGACAGAGTTCATATCTCTGGCGATCTCGGTGAACTGATTGCCTATAATCACGCTGGGTTGAATTTCAGAAACTTCATAGATTACTGCCGTCGAGGTCCTGCTCTTTTCAAGGTATGGACACGATGCAGCAGTCAGCCTCTTTATACATATGACAGAGAGCTTGCTGAAAAGCATCTTCTTCAGAAAACAAAGGATAACTATACACTCGATAGAATCGCTGATTACTTCGATGTGTGTGAACCTGAAGACGCGGTTGAACCTTTTATAGAAAAAGTTTTGGATGGTTTCAGCGATACAGAAGGAATCTGCGAAATAGGAGAAAGAACACTTTTGAATATAGATTATTCAGCCTTTGACCCTATTGACGAAATTGGATTAGAAGAAGGCCCTGATATTTTTGATGTCTATCTTCTGGCTTTCAAATTAGCATATAGGCAGCTACAGGAGAAGGGAGTGGTGAAGTAATGGATAATACAGCACATGCTCCAATGGAAATGATGCATAAGAAGGTGGTAAGAGATATCACTAAGGCGATTGATCATACCTATTATGGCGCATCAATAGAAGATGTCTCTTACTCAGAAGAGATTATTGATGATATGGATATCATTTCTACTATTCATATAAATGGTGCTAATGGTTCACACTTTAAGGCTCAGGAAAAAAATCTTCCTGAGTATGAGTTCTTAGAGTGGATCATGCATCAGTTTTTAAGATTTCTCAGGGAGGAGTCACTATGATGGCAGAAATTGATACAGCAATATTGATAGGCAGCATAAGCGATATAAGCGAGCTGGAGTATCTAAAAGATATCATCGATGCAAGAATAAAATATCTAAAAGAATGCACTGTCAGAGCAGTAGTAAGTGCTGCACTGGAGGAGGAATAGACAATGGATGTATTTGGATTATTAATATCGATATTCTTTGCACTCATTACCAGTATCAATATTATTGGTATAATTGCAAGTTTCAGCGCAATCAAAAAATATCAAGAATCATTAGATATTCTTCACGAATGCGAGGATATCCTGTCTATCTTGGAAAAATATAGAAAATAGGGGTGATGCACTCTGACTGCTGAACAGATGGAAGCGGTCTTGAATGATTTTCTGAATGAATTGAAGTACGAAGAGAAGGCCCCCAATACTGTGAAGCAGTACAGAAGGGCATGTACTAATTTCTTATCCTCTATTGAAGATAAGAATAAGGAAGTTAAAAAGGATGATGTGATGGCTTATAAGAGCAAAATGCTTGATGTTTATAAGCCATCCACTATTAATGTGTCAATAATCTGCATTAACAAGTTTCTTAGGTACTGTGAGACAGAATCACTCGAAAGAGGGCATCATTCTAAGATGGAAGTTAAGCCAATCAGAGAACAGTATGTCTCATCATTAGAGGATGTGCTCGAACCAGGCGAGCTGAAAAGGCTATTAAAATATGCCAGACGATTAGGATATGATGATATTTATCTAATCATGAAGATTTTTGCGTACACAGGCATACGTTTTCAGGAACTTAAGGATTTTACAGTTCCAAATATGAAGCATACGATTATACGAACTAATTCAAAAGGAAAGGTTCGAGAGATCATATTGAGGGATGACCTCAAGAAAGAAATTAATCAGTATGTTAAGAGACACAGAATTATTGACGGATACATATTTAGAAATGGCAATAGTGATGAATTGATTCCGTATCATGTCGTATATAGAAAGATAAAGAAAGTCGCTGGTGCAGCTAAGATAAACAAGAAGAAAGTGCATCCGCACTCTTTCAGACATTTATTCGGAATTACATTTATGCAGCAGGGCGGCAATATCGACGAGCTTGCTGACATCTACGGACATAACTCACTAGAGACTACACGCATTTATCTTCGTACTACTGCGAAGATGAAAAAGGAGAAAATGAGCAGACTGAAGTACTAAAATACTGTTCATAATCCTTTAAAATACAGGAAAAATACTCCAAAAGTATTGTTTCGAAAATATCAGAAAATGCACTGATATATACTACGTAATTTTAATAAACCACAGTGTAAAATAACATAGGGTTATCTTACACGCATTTTATACGTTCGAGGGTCCGACAGAAGCCCTCAGAACTACATACTAGATTATCTACATTCTAGATTAAAAGCACATTCTAGATTATCTACAGTTCTAGTCAATTCTGTCAGATTCTGAATGAAAGGAAATGGCTGTTATGGGTTGGATTGGAATAAACAGGGATATCATCAACTCCAGCATATACAAGGATCATGGAGCAATGAGAGTCCTGCTTCATCTATTACTCACTGTCAACTACTCAGCCGTTGAATGGCAGTCAATCACAATTGACAGAGGCGAGACAGTCACATCGCTTAAAAGGCTTTCTGAAGAACTTGGAATGTCTAAAAATACTCTTCTTAAATCATTATCAACACTCGAATCCTCAGGAGAGATATCAAAGAAAACTACTAATAAGTACACTCTCATAAGAGTGATTAACTATGATTTCTGGACACACATGTTTGTGTCAGATTCGGAAAATAACAAAAATAGCGGTTCAAAAAATGAACCACAAGGTAATGACTGCGGTTCAAAAATTGAACCGTTGGTGTTCAAAAATTGCACCACTGCGGTTCAAAAAATGAACCGTTGCGGTTCAAAAATTGAACACAATATAACAAAATACAAGAATAATACAAAAAAACAAAAACACTCTCAGGATGCGGAGCATCCTTGTGAGAGTGAAATGTGTGATTTTCTGAAATCCAAGGGGTTTGGTGAAGAAGTAGCAAAAGCAGCATTTCTTGCATGTGATTCATTTGGCTTTGAAAAGATTGGCAATTGGAAAGCCTTCTGCCTGAAGGTTGCCAGAACCAAGAAAGCGGAAATCAAGCCTTTGCCTACCAAGCCAAAGAGAAAGAAAGAGCCCGAACATGTGACTGCTGAAAAAAAAGCAGAGCTAAGAAAGATGATGGAAACTCTAGGAGGAGATTTGTGAGATCACTCATAACGGTCAGGTTACAAAAATGGAAAGACCTGAATATTTTGAAAAATTCATTGATGCATTATCTGCATCAGATGTATCAGGCAAGCTGAAAGTAATGCTGCTAAAAAAAGGGATTGATATGATTCAATCTGCAGAATGTATGCAGTATCTTCAGAGGCTCGATGATCTGGACAAGATGTGCATTCTAAATGTCTCAGAAGACAAGAAAAGAGGTGCCAGCGTATGATCAGCAATCTGCATTTTGAAAATCTAAGCGTAAATACAAATACAGTTCTCAGACTGATCATAGCGCAATGTGTCGGCAGAAGAGTGCCTCACTGTACTTTCTCAATGACGGCGCTAAGAGATAAAACTAAATTCTCAAAGGAAAGGATTCAGACAAGTCTTAAGCAGCTTGAGGATCTTGGGTATATCAGCGTAACAAGAGTGCCGATGGGCGGGTACAGGTATTATCTGGATGGAGAATCAATCGCTATCTACACAAATGAAGTTGAAAAGTATTCAGGCAGCACACGCTTTTAATTAATTCAAAAAAACAATAGTCTCAAGTAAAGTGACTTTGTTCAATATTTTACATGCACATCTCATGCGTGCAGCTGCTTTGGATAAATATTAATCAGGAGGAAAACATGGAAAAGGAAACAGCAATGGAGTGCCTTGATAGAATAATCGACAGACTGAGTGATGATCAGTTTGGATTTCTTATCGGCGCAATTGGCTATTTAAAGGATTACATCAATTCTAAGGAATAAATACTACGGCATCATGGTCTTTTTAAGCTTATAACATTTAGAAAGAGTACTTTCTTTATACTTCAGTATGGCCCTCTCATGACTGTGGTGCCGTAGCGATTTCTATTACATGCAATTTGAAAATAAACCAAACAGTGCTTCATGATTTCATGACTTCGTGAGAACACACCACATATCTCTCTAATTTTGCTAAAACGAAATCATGTGCACTGGGAAGGTAGAAAGAAGGAATTGAAAATCAATTCGACAGAGTAAAGGAATTCTTTCTACTCTTCCAGAAAGGAGGAGCAATGAATTATCTGGTATTGATATTCATACTATTCATTGCGGTATATGCATCATTATGAGCATAAAAAAATATACAAAATTGAAATACGATGGCTTTCAAAGCTATCTGAAGATAGAAAAAAGACTTTTTGATGGATGGCACTGGCAGTTTGAATTTGAGAACGGATGGGTAGTCAGTGTAATCAAGCACAGATACTCATACGGAGGCAAGGATGACCTGTTTGAATCCATGCAGTATAAAAAACAGGGATTTTGTGAAGGTGAGGTATTTGGCGGTATGAGCAATAATGAAGTGCTAAAGCTTCTAAGAATAACAAAAGATTTAAGATAGGAGAAATAAAACTATGGGGAATCATTTAAGAACATGTAGATTTAAAAATAAAAACTATCTTTTTCACTGCTTTGAGCAGCATTCATATGTTATAGGAGAATCAATTGCTATTGGTGGACATCCAGGAGGACAAGTAAGTGGGGTATTTGCTCTAATCGAAGATGAAAAAGGCAATATCTTCAGAGTAGATCCTACAGCAATTGTTTTTACTGATAATGAATTTAGAAATTATTTTTTTCCGGAGCCAAAGAAATGAAACAGGAACAGATATGGAAGTTCTGGAAAAACGGCAGAAGAGAAGGAACTTTTTTTGAAGTCTCTAACACAGGCCATGTCTTAAAGCATTATAAAAATGGAACGACTAATATGTGCAGCCCATTCTTAAGAAAGCCACAGATAAGAATGGGCCATTCTCCAATACTTTATGTAAAAGTCGATAACAAAGATATGAATCTAGCTAGAATCGTATATGAGGTATGGCATGGGCCAATCTATAAAGACTGCAGAATAATCCATAAGGACGGCAACTACAAGAATAATCATCAGGCAAATCTTCTGATGGTAACAAATGAAGAAGCAGGAAGGATAGGCGCTTTAAGGCAGAGAAAAGGCAAGCCTATCTATAATGCTGAGACAGGTGATATATACAGAAGTTCAAGAGATGCTGCACTTAAAACATATATATCACGTATGACGGCGCTTGATTATGCGAATGGCAAAGTGTTCAGTCCGTTAGTTCCAATGATGTTCGAAGAGGATATGAGAAAAGTAGCTGCTGCATATAAAAAAGTCAGAAATAGAGGAAGTTTCAACAAAAAGAACAAATTCGAAGTAATTGCGAATGCTCTTACTCCTGAACAGTATGAAAGACTAATGGAAAATATTGAATTACTGTGTTGGGATGAAAAGGTAAAAAGATATTACTGAAGGAGATGGATCTAGATGAAGTATATAATTGACAATATCAACAGAATGGCTGGAAAGTATACTCCTCACCAGGTCTTTGCTGACTGGGTGGAGATGTCAGCATTATCAATTGCACAGAGTATCGAACCAGTTGAAGAACGTGAAGAAGCTTTCTTCAGTATCGCAAGAAAATACAGTGAAGATGATTTCTTTACACTTGGATGCATGCTAGGACGTCTTTCTTTTCTTCTTGAGAACGGCCTAGATGATTATCTAGGGAAGATCTACATGGAATTAAGTACCGGAAACAGTCATACAGGTCAGTTCTTCACTCCATTCCATGTATGTGAGATGATGGCAGGCGTTGCGTTAGCTGACTATGATGGAGGAGCTGAATATCTTAATGAGCCTTCTTCTGGTGGTGGAGCAAACATACTTGCATATGCAAAGGTAATGAAAGCAAAAGGGTATAACTATCAGCAACTGCTAGAAGTGAAGGTACAGGACCTGGATTATAAATGCGTCTACATGACATATGTGCAGCTTTCACTGGTCGGAGTAAATGCAGAAGTTGTTCAAGGCAACAGCCTTGAAGGAAAGCATAATGTAGTGCTGCATACTCCGATGTACGTAATGAGGGGTGGTTTTAGTGTTAAAAGACGAGATAATCAATAGAGTATTAAACTCTATGAAAATGCTGGATGGAGAGGAACTGACAATGCTGCGAGGGGTATTGCTTGTAGCACTTGATGGTGTCGAAGTCATCAGAACAAAGAATCAAATCTCGACAGAAGTATTAGATGACAATGAGCTTATCCAGAGATTTCTTATTCAGAAAAAAATTGACGGTTTATCAAAAAGAACCATTGATTACTATAGAGTAACACTTGAAAAATGGCTTCATTTCTACATCAAAAAAAGCGTTCTTGAGTGGACTAGAGATGATGTGAGAATGCACTTTGCAAGAAGAATGATTGATTATCCTGATGTTTCTAAAGTGACTATAAATAATGACAGGAGAAACTTCTCGTCTTTCTTCACGTGGCTCATGGATGAAGGATATCTAAGAAATGGCAATCCAATGAAAGCCATGAAGAAAATAAAAGTAGATAAAGTGATTAAGGAGCCAATTCCTGATGATCAGATTGAAGTGATGCGCGACAAGCTTGCAGAAAAGAAGAGCGCCAATAAAACAGGCACAAGATTGTGGCTGAAAGCAGTGAGAGACCAGGCGATTTTTGAATTACTGCTTACAACAGGGTGCAGAATCGGAGAATTGACTACTGCAAAAATAAAGGATTTAGATTTAGAACGTAAAGAAATCAAAGTATTTGGTAAAGGTGCAAAAGAAAGAGTGTGCTATCTAAATACTTTAAGTGTACTCAGGATGCAGCAGTGGCTTGAAGCTAGAAAAGACATAGAGAATGAATATATATTCGTTTCTTGTGATAGTGCTAATGGTAAAAAAGGAAACCATGCAAGACTGCAAATAAGCGGCGTAGAAATAAATATTAGAAAACTCGGAAGAGAATGTGGCTTCGAAAATATACATCCTCATAGATTTAGGAGGACTGCGGCAACCACCGCTTTAAGAAAAGGTATGCCAATTGAACAGGTGCAGTTGATGTTAGGACACGAACAGATTGATACGACTATGATTTATGCAAAGACTGACACAAAGAGTGTTAAATATTCGCATGATAAATATATGTAATGGATGGTGATTATATGAGTTATAGCATTGGTATTTATGTAAAGGTTGAAGGGTGTGATAAATATGCATTGATTGCAGAGCCTGATTATTCTTCTCCTACTTACAATCTAGGAAAGCTATTTAGAGCCTGTATGGATTGGGATTTTAAAAGTAGTGAATATTATAGATGTGATTATGTAATGGAACGCATAGATAAAGGAATTAAAGAAATAGCATATAATTCTGATGAATATACAGAGTTGCTGCCCAGCAATGGCTGGGGAACAATGTCTAGCGCTCTTAATACGTTGGATTCCATCAGAGAATGTATTCTAGAACAGGCTGAAGATATTCCACTTGAATGTATGTATATGAGATGGGAGTGATTGTGAATGACATATAATGAAATTTTAGGAATGGTTAAGAATGCAGTGGATAATGAATGGAACCGTGGAAATGATTATGAAAATTTAAAGAAGGTTATTCTTAGGTGTGCAACTGATATATATATTGAACAAATGAAAGCAGGAACATCTAAAGATGATTAAGTTTTCAAATATAGTGTCACCATCTGTAGTTAAGACATTAGAAAAACATGAAAAGCGTGAGTTGTATAAAGAATACTTAGAAACAAATGAACGTTTGGAACGCCAGAGACTTATTGATTTCCTTACTTTAGGAAAAGAAAAAGCAATAAAAAAGAACCTAGGCAAATTGAATCTTATGATTGAGGAAATAAATCAAAAGGAGAGTTCAAAAAAATGATTAAACCAACACTTCAAAAGCCTATCACAATAGATAGCTTACAAAAATATTCTATTGAATTAGAAGCATTAGTACATTCTCTTGAATATGAAAGAAGTGGACTGATAAAGGCATACAATGAATTGGCTGATGAACTTGATAAAGTAAAAGAAGAAAATGAAGTCTTAAAAAATGAAATAAAAGGAGACACTAGTTTACCTTTTAAATTAAAGCTAGATGATGCTTATGTTTTTTCTGGTCCAAGTACTTTTTATAACGATTCTGTAAAGGAATGTTCATCAAATTGTGAGGCATGCAAACAAAATTGTATGGAGGATCTAATAAAATGTATAAAAGACCAAAAATAGAAGATTTTATCGATGACCCTGATAGAAACGGCTCTGATGGTTGTACTGTTGTATTTTACCAGGATGAAGAGGAAGAATACTTAGAGGCACTTGAAAAATACTGCGATTTTCTTGAATCTATTGGTGGTGCTCAGGTTTTGTTAAGAGCTAGAGAAGAAGAAATTGAAGAACTGAGTAGATGTGTCAAAGCATACGATAATGATATTATTGATACTAGACATGCTTTATTTATGGCAATTGAAGATGCTACAGATGGTTTAGTGGATTGGAAGAAATATGTAGATAAGCGTAATGCACGTGAGTTATATGAAATATGTAAACTTTACTATACTGACATTAATACCTCAAATAGAGAAACAAAAGCAATGGTACTGTTCTACAACTTGCTAGCACAGGAGGAGTCAAAACAATGATTATAACAGATGATCTAGATGAATATGTAGCACTTAAGGGATTGATTAATTATTGTTCGCATGCGTATGACTCTGATTGTGGTTGTGGCGATTGCAAACTAGGAGGAGTATGTATTGTAACTATACGCAAATCGTCTTATAAGGATTTTAAAGTAAAATATGACCCGTATTATGATGTTTCTAAAGCAGCTCCAAGAGAATTGGAAGCCAAAACATTAGATGAATGGAAGAAAGACGGTGATAAAGTTGAACTTACTTTTTAAATATGCAATTACATACTTTTATAAAAGTGGATACATCTTCAAACTACATGCACAGAATAAAACCGAATTAGAAGTACTCAAAGAAGGATTCTATGAATGCAAAGATAAGTATCTTTATATTTCGCATGCAGTCGTCACTTACTGGATTACAGGAATCGTTGCAGATGTGTGGTTGTAGGAGGAGTGATCAGTGTCAAGGTTCATTGAAGTGTGGTCATTATTTAAATGTCCAGAAAAAAGAAGCGATTATTTTAAGATGAGAAGATACTTTTCTCTTATCAATTTAGATAACGTAACATATAGACTTGAAACTAGGAGAGGATACAAGTATAGCAAATGCATATCTTTTTATTTTAATAATGACAAGATATTTGAAGAAAGATATCTTGATGATACTCTTGCATTCAAGAGACTTAACTATCTGAATGAATTCAATATTGATAAGGATTTTGATGGAGTAATTGAATTCGAAAACAAAAAGTATGATACTAAAGATATAGTAATGATTAAGCATACAGGTCCTTATAAGATTTATGCAGGTAAGACAAAAAACTTCTACAGGTTAAAGCTGCAAACAAAAGAGACATTTATAACTATAGTTAATGAAGGATTAACAGATGGATTTAATTTTATAAGCAGCATTCAAAGAAAATACATTAGATGATCATCAAGGAGGAATCAAATGAGTAGAGTCAAAGAGCAACTAGAAAATTATAGATTTCTAAAAGAGCGAGTTGAATACCTAGAAAATAGATTAGTAAATGTTAAAGCTATTAGTTATTCTTCTTATGGCTCTACTGGTATTCCTAAGACTAAACAGGATTTGATTCTTGAAAAGGATGAACTCATTAAAGAGATGGATGAGACTAGAAATCTTGTCTATTCAATTAAAGATACTAAGCATAGATGCATATTATGCTATCGCTATCTTGACGGCATGACTATTGAACAGGTAGCGGATGAGATGGATTATTCTACCAATCACGTGTGGAGAATGCTAAGAGATGCATTAAACGAGTTAGAAAATGCACATTAATGTAGATAAATGCAAGTAAATGATTAAAAATGTAGATTAATGTAGTTGAATGTTATGTTATCAGCACTATATAGTTAAAATGTAGAAATAGTTTGAGAGAGAACTATAATTCCAAAGCGCTCATAGTAGCGCTTTTTATTTTGCGAGGATTAAATATGGCACAGGGAATGAGAGGTCACTGGCATCAGTTTTATGAGGATCATTACGAGATTAAGTATGATGATGAACGTCATTGTGATAAGAAGATTGTGTTCTATCGCTGCATGATCTGCGGACGTGAACATGTTGACGTGTACTTCAGCAAGCATATAGATGCTAAACATAAGTCTACTAAAGCACTAGAAAAGAACAAAAGGAAACATCATGGCTAGAGGATACAGACCTGACCAGGATAACGCTGGTCATAGAAGACAGTTTCTTATTAATAAGAAAAAGATACTTGCTACACAGACAGTCTGTGGTATATGTGGCAAGCCTGTTGACTTCACCAAGAAGTATCCTCACCCTATGTCTCCATGTATAGACCATATTATTCCGGTAGCTAAAGGCGGTCATCCTAGTGACATGGATAATCTTCAGCTTGCACATTGGATTTGTAACCGTGAGAAGAGTGATAAGCTTTTCAGACGAATAGAAGTAAAGAGAGACAGTCAGATAATGAATGACGATCTTCCTCACAAGGTAGATTGGACTACATATAGAGCATCTTAAGACCATTTTTATTGATGGTCTTTTTTGCTGCTAAAAACAGGGGGTATGGGACCCCTTAAACGCTGGAGCCAGAGGTTCGCTGGTACTACGATAATTTCTCGCTGACAAGAGTTTTGAAAATCTCGGGAACTAATTCTAAATCACTTCAAAAGCCTCTCAGAAAGGAAAAAAACAGGTAAAAAGATATGAATTATAAAGGAATTGAATACTTGAGAGCGAAGCTTTCACATAAGAGAACAAAGGTACTTAAATGCTATAAATATTATGACATGAAGGACCAGATGGACCCTTATCAGACCAACACCCTACCTGAAAAGCTGAGAAGCATAAGCAAGAAGGTAGGATGGATTCCAAAGGCTGTTGACACATTATCCAACCGTCTTCAGTTTAATGGATTCAGTGAAGACGATATCATGAACCTTGATAAGATCTTCAGAATGAATAATAGAGATGTGCTCTTTGATCAGATGTTCAAGGGCGCAATCATCTCTTCATGTGACTTTGTATATATATCAAAGAATGATGATGGCAGCGCTAGACTCCAGGTAATAGATGGATCCAATGCCACGGGTATATTAGACACATCTACTATGATGCTTACTGAAGGATATGCAGTGCTTGAAAGAGATACTGAACTTGGTGACCCGCTAGTAGAAGCATATTTCACCTCAGATTCAACAACTTTCTACATTAAAGGTCAGCAAGACCCCTCAATGGATATGGTTAATGTAGCGCCTTATCCGCTTCTAGTACCTGTTATCTATAATCCGGATGCTACTAGGCCGTTTGGTCGAAGCCTCATATCAAAGTCGCTTATTAAGTATGTAGATGATGCTAAGGAAGCATTGAGACTCATGAGTGTAAGCTCTATGTTCTATTCATTCCCCCAGAAGTATGTTGTCGGGCTTGATGACGAAGTAGAACAGTTCGACAAGTGGGGCGCTACAATTTCCTCAATGATTGCATTCACAAAGGATTCTGACGGCGGTGCTCCACAAGTAGGGCAGTTCAATCAGCAGTCAATGTCTCCATATAACGATGTGCTCAAGACTCTTGCTTCTATGTTTGCTGGAGAGACAGGGCTCACATTAGACGACCTAGGATTTACTACGGAAAATCCATCCAGTGCTGAAGGAATTAAAGCATCGCATGAAAGCCTTAGACTGATGGCAAAGAGTGCACAGGACACATTCAGTGTAGGTATCATTAATACAGGATATCTGGCGAAATGTGTTGAGGACAATAAATCATATAAGCGTACTGAATTCGCAAATATCGCCGTACGATGGAAGCCAGCGTTTGATGTTGATGCAACTATGCTTTCAGGTATTGGTGATGGCGTATCAAAAATTAATACAGCAATTTCTAACTACTTTGATAAGGGTACGCTTGAGGATCTAACAGGTATCAGGTCTTCTAATGACAGTACTCCGGCTTATCAAAAGCCTTTAGACATAGATGTAGATGATGGTGAAGAAGATGAACAGTGATGTATCCAAAGAACTGCTCAGGAAAATAAATAAAAGCTTCACTCTAAGTTATCAGAAGTCTGAGAAGGTAAGAAAACTATTATTAGCCATTAAAAGCAAGAATTGTGATTATCTCAAGGCAATGGAATATGCAGAAGAAGTTGGAAAGATTCTAGCTGAAGCATATATGAAGAATCTCTCTTCAGATGTTCTTCCTGATGGCAAGATGTACTACGATATTGCGAGCGCAATACTCAATCCTACATTAGAGAATAACTATGGACTTATTTCCTCTTATGTATGTGGTGCAATGGATGTCATGAATGAAAAGGCAGGCATAAATGTAAAAGCACGTAAACCTTCCTATAATGTCAGTAAGACATTAGGACTTATTAAAAAGGTATCTGAAGCAGAGTATTTTGATGATGTAAAGAACTATCTAAATGAGCCTGTCATAACTAATGCATTATCGATTGTAGATGAAGGTGCTAGAACAAATGCAGACCTTCACTATAGCATGGGATACAAGCCTGTTATTGTGAGAAGAGCATCCTTTGGATGCTGCAAGTGGTGCAGAGGTCTTGCGGGAACCCAAGAGTATTATCCTTCTATGAATAGAGATATCTTCAGAAGGCATCAGAACTGCAGATGTACAGTTGTATATGATCCAAGGAACAGTGATGGGAAGGTTCAGGATGTTTGGAATAAAGAATGGAGTGAACCTAGTAATGAAAATAGAGATTCAGTTCAGAAATTATCTATTCAGAAAGAAGCATCCAACAAAAAAGACAATCCAAAAGGAATGTTAAAATTAGATTTGCAATTATTCTCAAAACTTAAGACGATTCCATTAACAAAACACGTAAGAAGTGAATTAAATACTTGGCTGAAGCATAAAGAAATAGAACCATATTCATATATGTTTAAAGAAATTGGTGATTACAGATATTACTTCATATACTATGACTTTGATAGCTATGTTATAATTAAAAAGGAAAAAATAGAATAAAAGGGAGTCAGATAGTATGAATTACAGTGAAATGCAGATGAAGTTAAAACAATTTCTATTACCTAAGAAGACAATCACAGATAAAAGAGAGTTTGTGGATGGAATCCTTAGTTTAGTGTCTCATCCAGATGATTTGAAAGAAATGTGTGATTGGATTGATGAATGTCCCGACGCGAATGAATCCGAAATTATATGCAAAGCACTAGAATTAAATATTCCTAGAACAGAGCCGGAGAGAATTATCAGATAATAAAATTAATATCCAGGAGGTGGTGTCAATTGATTGTGACACCTTTTTAATTACACAAAAGTAGGAGGTTAAAGGCACATGTCTAATAAGATAGGCAGACAGACTCCTACGAATAGTTACATTATCCCCTATAAGAGCACATTAGGGAATGAAGCTGTAGAACTATACAACAATACCACACGTAATGCTATGGAATGGCAGGAAATACAGATGATGGACATAATGGCTGTTGATGATGACGGTCAGTGGGTCCATATAAAATACGGATATTCAATACCGAGACGTAACGGGAAGTCTGAAATCCTAGTCATGAGAGAATTGTGGGGACTGCTGCATGGGGAAAAGATTCTACATACAGCGCACCGTACAACTACATCACATGCTTCGTGGGAGAAGCTTAAGCAGATGCTTGATGAAAATGATTATACTGAGGTAAAGAGAGCGGATAAGGAAAAGACCTATGAAAAGTCCTATACAGCTACAGCCCAGTTCGGACTGGAGACAATAAGAATCCTTGATGAAGGTGGAGGAAGTGCTTCCTTCAGAACAAGATCATCAAAGGGAGGACTCGGTGAAGGCTTTGACCTTCTCGTTGTGGATGAGGCTCAGGAATACACTGAAGACCAGCAGTCAGCGCTTCAGTATGTAGTTACTTCATCAGAGAACCCTCAGACACTTATGTGTGGTACTCCACCAACTGCAGTATCTTCAGGTACTGTATTTGTTAATCTGAGAAAGGAATGTCTATCAGGAGGCTCTGATACAAGCGGATGGGCTGAATGGTCTGTAGAACATATGTCTGATGTTAAAGACAGGGATATATGGTATGAGACAAACCCCTCACTAGGTCAGACACTGAAGGAGCGTTCTGTTGCAGCTGAAGACTCAAGTGATGAAATTGACTTCAATATACAGCGATTCGGTCTATGGCTTCAGTATAACCAGAAATCCGCAATATCAGAAAATGAGTGGAACGCTCTGAAAGTAGAGACTATTCCAGAGTTTAAAGGTCCTCTCTTTGTTGGTATTAAGTATGGTCATGATGGCAGTAACGTTTCAATGTCGGTCGCAGTTAAGACAAAAAATGACAATATACTAGTTGATGTCATTGGATGCAGACCTATTAGAAAAGGCAACGGATGGATTATTGACTTTCTTAGAAAGGCTGATATTGCCATGATTACAGTAGACGGTGCGAACGGTCAGCAGATGCTTATAAATGAGCTTAAAGAGACCGGCATCAAATTAAAGGTGATCATGCCAAAGACTGCAGATATCATTGCGGCAGGCGCTTCATTTGAAAAGGCTCTGTATGCTTCAAAAATATGCCATTTTGGTCAACCATCGCTTTCACAGTGCGTATCCAACTGTGAAAAGCGTGCTATTGGAACAAACGGGGGATTCGGATACAAGTCAATCATTGAAGGGGTTGACATTTCTCTTCTTGAATCAGTAGTGCTGGCACACTGGCAGTGCTCTCTCAAGAAGGCAAGAAAGAAGCAGAAAGTACTTATTTAAAAATTACGTAACTATACGGAGAAATAGGAGAATATATATGAGTTTTACACCAATCAACACACAGGAAGAATTTGATGATGCAATCAAAGAAAGACTAGCTAGAGAAAAGAAAAAATATGAAGGATATATGTCACCTGATGATGTACAGGCACTCAAGGATACTTATTCAACTTCTAATTCTGAAGAATTGAAGAACCTAAAAGAGGAAAATACATCATTAAAGCAGCAGGTGGCAGGATTCAATAGAAAGGAACTTCTTAACAAGGTGGCTGCAGATAATAAGCTTCCTTCCTCAGCTGCACAGTTCCTAAAAGGAGAGACTGAAGAAGAACTCAATGAATCTGCAAAGGCCCTTGCTGAATTATTCCCAAAGCCTAGCAATGATCCTCATACAAAAGCACCTGAACCAACATCACCTACCGCAAACAATCAGCTTGGTGGCGAGATGTCCGGTGTCGAAAAGAAGTTCAGAGAAATGAATCCAGACTTAAAATTATAAAATTAAAAGGAGAACATACATATGGCACAGAATCCAGAATTACAGGAAAGATATTCAAGCCTTGTATTGGCTAAACAGAGAAAGACATCAGTATTTGCTAACCTATTCAATAGAAACTATGATGGTACACCTACAGCAGGCGCCGTCAAAATCCCTGTAAGAGATACAGAAGTAGAAGTAAAAGATTATGATAAGACAAACGGAACTGAGTTAACTACATCTAATACTACTTATATCACACTTCCTATTGATCATGATGCCTCTGTAAACGAATTGATTGACAAGCATACAGCTGCAGCAGTTCCAGATAATCTAGTTGCGGAAAGATTAGATTCAGCCGGTTATTCAATGGCCGTTGAGACTGATACTAACTTAGGAAACGCCTTACTTGAATGCACTGCAATCGAGGACACTACAGCATTAACACCAGAAACTGTTTACAAGGCTGTAATCGATGCTAGAACACAGGCAAGAAAGGCACACGTCAAAACATCAGAAATGTGGCTCACAGTCACTCCTGATGCGTACGGAGTATTATTACAGTGTCCGGAATTCATTAAGCCTTCTAACTTAGGTGACCAGGTGGTACAGGAAGGTGTAGTAGGCAGAATCGGTGGAATTGATATTTATGAAGTAGATAACTTATCAGATGATAAGGTAGACTTCATTCTAGGCAATAGAATCTTCTGCCACTACGTAGATGATTGGGCCGTTCCTGTTTCAGTAAATGATTTGGCAGACGGAAAGCATATCGGTGCGTGTGCCGTTCAGGGTAGAAATGTATACGGATATAAGGTTTCAAAGCCTACTACTGTATTTGTTAGAAAACATGTATAAGGTGATGTAGATGGATATCTATGCATCAGTAGAAGATTATGAAAAGGTCTACAACACTGCTCTGAATAACGAACAGCATAAGCGTTTATTGATGCTCATTGAACTTGCTTCCTCTCTTTTACGAGAGGAGGCAAATAAAAGGAATATGAACCTGAGCGCTGTGATCAGTTCATCTGATGACAAGGCAAATGTCGCAAAAATGGTTGTTCTAGCATGCGTTCATCGTGTAATGTCCAAAGATGATGACCAGGATATGCCACTTGAGCAGTTCTCACAGTCAGCATTAGGATACACATTCAGCGGTACCTATGTGAATCCGGGTGATGATCTTTATTATTTAAGAAACGAGCTGAAACGAATGGGCATCATCAAGCAGAGATATGGAGCAATGGAAATCTATGAGACTTAAAGGAATCACGATAACTGTATATCAGAAGAAGCCTACTGGAAGTGATGCATTCGGGCATATGCAGTATAAATATATTCCAGAACAGGTGGATGATGTTCTTGTAGCGCCAGTCAGCAGTTCTGAATTATCATCTAATCAGAATGTATCTATTGCTAAGACTCAGTATAATCTTGCTATCCCAAAAGGTGATATGCATGACTGGACAGATACTAAAGTAGAATTCTATGGGAAGACATGGAAGACTGTAGGGGAACCGATAGAAGGAATCGAAGAGAACATACCTCTTCGATGGAATAAGAAAGTAGTGGTGGAAAGATATGAGTAATCATTATAAATTCGAACTGAATAAAGAGGGCGTAAGGCAGTTGCTAAGTAGTTCCAAGATGCAGAATATCGTTTCTGCATATGGAGAAAGAGTACAGAAAGCAGCTGGAGAAGAGTATGAGATGGAAGTAAAAGCCAACAAGGACCGTTGCTTTGTGAAGGTAAGCCCCGCTACACCACATGCATACTATTCTGAAAGGAAGCACAATACGCTTCTTAAGGCTCTCGGCTCTGCAAGAGGTAAATAGACATGATCATAGAAACATATATCATTGATTATCTTCAGAAGAAGACAGGAGTATCCTGCTATGCACAGTATGATGATGCATCTCAGGATACTTTTATTGTTGTCGAAAAAACAGGAGGATATACTGATAATTTCATCAGGCATGCAACTCTTGCGATACAGTCGTATGGTTCTTCGCTTTATGAAGCTGCCCTTCTTAATGAGAAGGTAAAAGAAGCAATGGATAATGCTGCAGAATGCCCAAGAATCTCTGCAAGCAGACATAACAGCGATTATAACTATACCGATACAAGTACAAAGCATTACAGATACCAGGCAGTATATGACCTGGTTTTTTAATTATAAGGAGGAAATGATATGGCAAATGTAGATGCATCAAATGTAACAACAGGCAAGCCTAAGATTGGAGGCGCTGTTTGGTCGGCACCTGACGGTACTACTTTACCAACGAGTGCAGATGCAGAACTTGATAAAGCATTCAAATCACTTGGATACTGCTCTGATGATGGTGTCAAGAATAAGGCATCTTCTTCAAGCGATTCAATCACTGCATGGGGTGGAGACACTGTACTTGATGTTGATAAGGATTTTTCAGACGAATTCAGCCTCACATTAATTGAATCATTAAATGTGGATGTATTGAAGGAAGTCTTTGGACAGAAACAAGTAACCGGTGATATTGAAACAGGAGTTACTGTAGATGTAAAAGCCAACACAAGGGGATATAGAGTACTTGTGATTGATATGATTCTTGCAGAAGGAACAGTATTGAAAAGAATTGTTGTTCCAGCATGCAAGCTTACAGAAGTTGGCGAAGTCACATATAAAGATGATGATGCTGTAGGGTATGACTGTACATTCAAGGCGAGACCTGATGGAACCGGATCATATCATAAGGAATACATCATGAAAAAAGGAGCATAACAGATGGAAGAGAAAATCAAAGGTGAAACAGCTTCAGGGTTTAAGTTTGAAATCGATAAGCGCCTTATGGATGATTATGACTTCATTGAAAAGGTAAACAATATGGCTGAAACAGGGCTCGGAATGCCGGATTTAATTAAATATATGATTGGTGATGAAGGTTATGGAGCACTGAAAGAACACTGCAGAAGAAAGGACGGCTTTCTTTCTCTCAAGAGAATGCAGCATGAAATGAATGACATGATGTCAGTCAAAATTGATGATGGTGTTGACTTAAAAAACTCGTAATCCTCGCAAACCTTTTGCGAGGTTATAAGGTTCAGATTATATGTGATCTAGCTGAAACATATCACATATATGACTTCATGTCTTACAAGCCTTCTTACATCTATGTTCTTGTCAGCGGATTACGAAATGATTCAAGACTTAAAATGGCAATGGAAGAACAGAATATAGATACTCAAACTATACTAAGTGCACTCGCTGTTGATTATCTGGCACTTCTTGCCTGGTCTAAGACAAAGGAAGCACAGAAAAATAGAAATCGTCCTGAATCAATATATGAAAAGCTGATGAATCCTGTAAAGAAAAAGCCGACTAAAGGCTTTAATAGTGCAGAGGACTTTGAAAAAGCAAGAATGCAGATCATAAAGAAAGGAGGCGCTTAAATGGCAAAACAGAATGGAACTGATTTAGGTAAGGCCTATGTGCAGATTGTTCCATCTGCTCAGGGCATTAAGGCATCAATCCAGGAAGTCATGGGGAAACCTCTTGAGGAACAGGCAGACAATAGTGGTGCTACCTTCGGAAGCATGCTCGTCTCTAAAATCAAGGGTGCTATAACTATTGCCGGAATAGGAAAGTTTCTCAGCGCCTCGCTGACAGAAGGAGGCGCACTCCAGCAGTCCATAGGAGGCGTTGAGACGCTCTTTGGCAATAGTGCAAATGTAATTAAAAAAGCAGCACAGACAGCATTTAAGGATGCAGGGGTTTCAGCAAATACCTATATGGAACAGACCACATCATTTGCAGCTTCACTTGTATCTTCATGCGGTGGAAATACTGCCAAGGCAGCGGAAATTGCGAAAAGGGCAATGGTTGACATGTCCGACAACGCAAACAAAATGGGGACTGATCTACAGGATATACAGAATGCCTATCAGGGTTTCGCAAAACAAAATTACACAATGCTAGACAATCTAAAGTTAGGGTATGGCGGAACCAAGACAGAAATGGCAAGACTTATAAAAGATGCGTCTACGTATAAGGATTCCCAGGAAAAACTAAATGTATCAGTTAAAGACGGCGATATGTCATTTAGTAATATTGCGAATGCAATCTCTGTAGTACAGGATCATATGAAAATCAGCGGAACAACTGCAGAAGAAGCAAGTACTACTCTCACTGGTTCTTTTGGCATGGTCAAGGCGTCAGTACAGGACTTTTTGGGAGCACTTTCTACTGGTGATGGCGTATGGCGTACATTTAAAAATACTATTTCATCATTAGGCACATTTATAGGTGGCAATCTGCTTCCAATGATAGGCAATATCGGCAGTTCAATTGTCAGCATACTGACCAATTCTTTCAACAATATGCCTGGTATATTGGATACTGTTCAAAAAATTGCAAGCAGCATTGCAGCACAGGCGCCTCAGTTCATCAAAAGTGGTTTTGAACTTCTCAATAAATTGGCTGATGGCATCGTTTCAGCTCTTCCTGTAATGATTGCAAAGATTCCAACGATTATCAGCACATTCGCTAATATAATTAATGATAATGGGCCTACGATTCTCATGTGTGGTCTGAAGCTGATTGCTAAGCTTGCTTTAGGAATCATCCAGGCAATACCGACACTCATTGTCAATATTCCGAAGATCATTACAGCAATCGTGGATGTATGGAGCGCATTCAACTGGATTAATCTTGGAAAGATGGCAATTACCGGTCTAGGGAATGGAATCAAGGCACTATTCGGATTCTTAAAGAGTACAGGCAAAGGAGCACTAGATACTGTATTGATTAATATTATGTTATTGCCTGAAAAACTTGGCTCATTAGGCGGCAAAGGTATTCATGGCTTGATTAATGGTATTAAATCATTATTTGGCTCACTTGGCGGTGCTGCTAAAAAGATTTTTGAAATCATTGTAAAAGCACTTGCTTCGCTTCCTTCAAAGATGCTATCAATCGGAAAGAATATTGTCGAAGGTATCTGGAAGGGTATATGGAGCATGGGTGCATGGATTACTAAGAAGATTGGAGACTTTGCCGGCGGTATCGTCAAAAGCTTTAAGGGATTCCTTGGTATCCACTCTCCTTCTAGGATCATGAGGGATATGGTCGGCAGATTCATCGGTGAAGGTATTGGTGTCGGAATTCTAGGTTCATTTGATACCGTCAGAAAGAATATAGCAGCATTCAATGATTCGCTTATTGATGAATTCAATAAATCTGACAGCTTTGGTGCTTCAATGACATTCAGTGCTGTAAGAGAAGTCAAGATGCAGCTAATCAATGAAGGATTTGAAAAACCGCATACTGAAGATAGAAAAGGTGATATCTATCAGACTATCAATATTACAGCGCCTGATGCTGTAGATCCTTCAGAAGTATCAAGACAGACAAGAAATGCAAATAGAGAATTGATTCAGAGACTGAAAGGAGCGTGATGATTCTTGGAGGAAAAGGAATATAGGACAATCACCTGTACTAATTCAAATGGATATTCAATAATCTTCACTGAGACATTACTGTCTCCTTTTGTAATTACAGACTGTGATGGATTATATGACTCAACATATACAGTCAATCTACAGGAGAATGGTAATTCTGATGGTGCATCAATATTAGGACGCACAATGAAGTACAGAAACATCGTGTTAGAAGTTGTTGATAATGAGCGCTATGCCAATCATAGAGAGATGCTTGACAGGCTTTTCTCTCTTGATGGCACGCTTGAATATGATGATGGTGTTCATAAGAGAAAGATTGACTACACTGTAGAAAAGGTAACAGGAACGGATGGCACATTCTATAAACGCACTCATCAGATATCACTGATATGTGCGAATCCCTATTTTACGGATATAGAAGATAACAGTATTGCAATGTCAACAGTCATTCCACTATTTGAGTTTCCTCATGAGTTCACAACGGAGGAAATATCAAGAATAGAAATAGTACAGAATCTAGAGATAGATAATCAGAACGGTTCTGAAACTGGCATGACCATTACTATTGAGGCTATAGGAAGTGTCTTAAACCCTTCGATTTCAATACAGGAATCAGGGGAGCACATGACTGTAGGCATTTCTGGTAAAAAGGATTTTACATTAGAAAGTGGTCAGAAGCTTATTATTACAACCCTTGTAGATGATTGTCATGTCTATCTTTTAAAGGATAGAAAAAAAGAAGAAGTAAATATGTATCTTCCTACATCTGCAGACTTTATAAGACTGCAGCCGGGAATTAATCATATAGGATATACTGCAGAATCAGGGGCAGAGAATATGACTGTATCAATTTCATTTAAAAGAAACTATGTGGAGGCCTAATTTATGATTATAAGAATCTATGATGGAAATATGAACTTTCTAGGTCAGATTGAAAATGTTTTCTCTCTCCAGTGGATGCGCAAATATAACTCATGTGGTGAATTTGAGGCACATGTTCCAGTGACTGCATATAATGTGCAGCTGCTGAAACTTGAGAATCTTTTCTATTTGAAGGGCAAGAAGGAATGCGGAATCATTGAGAGTATTACAATATCTTATGAGAAATCGAAGAAAGAGATTACCGTCAAAGGAAGATTCGCATCATCTTATTTTTATAGAAGAATCATTAAGGGAACATACAACTTTAATGGCCGTGTAGAAACCTCTATGAGAGAACTGGTAGCTAAAGCAGCAATTCCAGGAGTTATGTTAGGCCCTGATAATGGATATACTGAAAAAATCACTTATCAGGCAACCTATAAAAATATACTTACATACATAGAGAAGCTTTCTCAGGCTTCAGATATAGGTTTTCGTTTAAGGCCTGACTTCGATGAAAAGAAATGGATGTTCGAAACATACAAGGGTGTTGATAGATCCGATAGCCAGTATGATATATCACGTGTCATCTTCTCACAGAAGAACGGAGATATTGAAAAAGCGACATATAGTGCTAATTCAAAGACATATGCAAATGTGTGCTATGTAGGCGGTCAGGGTGAAGGTTCAGCCAGACAGATAGAGATAACAGGCAGTACATCCGTATCCGGACTTGATAGAAGAGAGATCTTTATCAATGGGTCAGATATTTCAAAAGAAAACATCAGCGACCTTGCATATAAGAATGCACTCATTGAAAGAGGAAATACAACACTTAACAGCAATATGCTTGCTGAAACATTAGAGAAGGAAGATAAGATCAGAGGGAATTATAACTATCCTTCTGATTATGATCTTGGCGATATAGTCACAAATAGGTTTGAATATTGGGGAATGACCTCAAATGATAGAGTGACGGAGGTTAATGAGGTATACGAGCATGGAGTAATGAAGGCAGTGCCTACGTTTGGAACACCTCTCCCGTCATCGATAGATTGGAGTGATAATTTATAATGAGTGATACAGTTACAGATGTTTACGGCTATCCGTTTGATTCGCTAAACGGAGATAGAAAGATGTCAGCGTCTTCCTGGCGCAAGATGCTAGAAAGTTTTTTCAATAGCGGAATCTTTTCAACAAATGACTTTTATGTAACTGCTAATAACAGCATGCAGATTACAGTTGGTTCAGGGAATGCGTTTGTGAAAGGTGCTTTCTTTCCTTCTTCAGAAGAAAAAACGCTTAATATTGATAGTTCTGCCGGTACGTATGACAGATATGACGCAATCGCATTAGAATTTAATGCATCTGAAAGAAGAGTTCTTTTAAAAGTAGTAAAAGGTGGCACAGATTCAAAATACCCTGTTCCAACTCGCACGGAATCAGTTTATCAGTTGTTTCTTGCGGTTGTTAAAATTTCAAAAGGTGCTACTTTGCTAACTCAGAACGATATCAAAGATTTAAGAAACGATAATTTATATTGTGGATATGTTACTTCAACAGGCTCACAAGAAAGATTCGACAATGAACTCGCTGATTTAAAAAGTAAATTGAATGAAGTAGAAACTGCACGAGCAGTTGCTTACAAAGATACTATCGATGTGAAGAACGGCATAACTTTAGAAGCACGATGGAACGATACTTATGTAGAATTCCGCTGGTATGGTGTTTTAACGAATGACTGGCACATGACGATGGCTGTTGACGGGGAAAAGTTTGGTAACAATTCGGTAATAGGAAATGTCCTTAAATCACATACGGCTTTCATGTTTAACGTTTCTGTTAGCCCGGATTATCCAATCTGGTTTAAATATTCCAGAGAAAAGAATGGTTTCTGTGTATTTTCTATGAAGACTTGCACCGTTCCTAAAGGAATATGGCTTTCAGGTAGCCACATGATGCTCAGATAAGGAGGTGAGCATATGATTAGAGGTACTACTGCCACATTAATATGTACACTTCCATTTGAAGTGAATACTCTCCAGTATGCCTACTTCACTATCATGCAAGACAATAGAATTATTATTGATAGACAGATAGAATGCAGCGGCTTAAGCGGTGACAAGATAGAAGTACATCTGTCACAGGAGGATACTCTGAAGCTTAAAGAAAAACATCAGGCTGAGATTCAGCTGCGTGCGATTACGGCTGATGGAGAAGCAGTTGCATCTAATATCATCACTACATATGTTGAAAGAATATTAAAAGATGGAGTGATCTGATGTGCGCCTTAAACTAGAGTTCAAGTCAAAAGACATACCTCTAAGATTCGTCATAAGAGATATGTCTTTTCGTGCTGATATGAAGATATGTTCTGAAGAGTTCAAACTTGATATAAAAAACTATCAGGGCATAAAGAATGCTGATATCTATACCGGTGCTTATACAGTAACACCTAAAGATATAGCTCAGCAGCTTAAGACAAAAAATAAACTTCTCAATAAAGATGTAATGGTTAAAAAAATCCCCTTCTTCGAGACTAGCAACGATGAAGGCGGAAATACAGTATACATAGGAAAGGAATTATAACATGGCAGAAACTAAACATATAAATAAGGTCGTCTATGGTGGCAAGACATTAATCGACTTGACAGGTGACACTG